CGGCATCACCTCACTATGCATAAAAAATGACCATTGTTTTCATGGTCATTGATATAAGGCACCATTTTTCGCTGATGTTCCCAGTATTCTTTTGGTGTTTTGTCTTTTTTGCTCTTGTTGCACCATTCATGGGTTACTCCTATGTTCTCTTCTGTGTGAGCGCCACCTCTGCTTAATGGTATTTTATGATCAAAGTTGATATCCTCTGGTTTAACGGGCAATCCGCACAAATAACAAACGTAACCATCTCTTTTTAGGATGCTTTCGTAATTAATAATTTCAGTATCGTTGCTACGTCTTCTTGCTTGGTTATTACGTGCTAATAGTTTCGCTCGTTCATGGTTTTTATAATACCATCTGCGACATCTTTTCCTAGAATTTTTTCTGCCCGCTTCACTCTGTCCGTATATCCTAGACCTTGCTCTCTCTTTATCGATATTCAAGTGATATGCTGTTCTGGCATGAGCGTTAAAACATTCTTTACACCAGGAATACAATCCATCCCTCCTGCGTTTATCTTTATAAAACTCATCCGCAGGTTTAGTTTGTTTGCAATTGGTGCATTCCTTTTCTGTTACTTTGCGCGGTTTTCCATATTTATAGGCAATAGAACATTCTGGGGAGCAAGTCTTTTGGCCACGTTTAATCATAGAAGGGTCTGTTCCAAACGCCTTGCCACAAGCAGGACAAGTTAAAGTACAGCACCTTTCGCACCAACGAGTTCTTGATGTTCTCGGAATGAATTCCTCTCCACAATTTTCACATTTCCTTGGTTTAAACACTCGCCTCATTTAACTCACCTTGCATCATGAAGAGCCTTTTTAATCTGCTTTTCAGCATATTTGAGGACTTTTTGCTTATTTTGATTAAAAGGATCCTCTAAATATTTTGCTTTCCCGCCTCGGGGATGCTCATAATCTAATTCCTCATGTTGGCGTCTACTGTACGGGGTCGAAAAACTTATATACACAGCCTTTTCTTTGCCTATTTTCTCCGGAAAAGCATCTTTCATCTCGTTCCCTGCCTCGGCAGCTTCGTACACCCTTGCCCCGTCCGGTAATTTTCCAACAGTCACAGTACCACTCCTGCGTAGTGTTCCCGTGTCAACCGGGGTTTCGTCTATTGCCTCTGTGAGTATTGCCTCTGCACCGGTCCGCAGCGCTTTCAGCCCGGCTTCCTCTGCTATCTTGACAGCCTCTTTGATGCGCCATTTGTTCTTTGCCATCACACAGCACACTCCCTATGGCTGTCAATGCCATCCAGTCCGGGAACGGTTGAAACTGCAATCACCGGCCACCTGCGCCCGTTAAACTCCAGCTCGTCTCCAGGCTTCACGGCTTCGGTGCAAAACACCCGGGCTTCTGATACTACCTCCCGGCCCTCATTATCCCGCACCAGGCGACGTTTGCCTTCCCACCTGACTTTGATTGTCTTGCTCCCGAATTCCGGTTCACCGTATTCGTTCATTTGCCCGGTGGAGTAATGCCATATGGCGGTTTGGTTGAGATACCCTGTTATCATGTTATGAAAACACCACCCAGCAGCCACGGCCGAAGCAATTCCTTTGCCTCCTGGCTTAACAGCCCTTTGCCAGCACCTGCAGCAAAAGTCTCGCTCATGTTGCCCAGTGTGAACGACTGCACGCCCTCCTGCTGCAGTTTGCGCCGCTGGCTGTTGCCCCTTTCCAGAAGTGCCAGGGCAATTTCACAGCAGGCTTCTTTCACGGTCTCCGGGACTTCTTCGTCCGGGTAACGGGGAAAGGCCAGCTCCTGGGTATCCGTTGCCTTGCGCCCCTTGAGAAGCTGCCGGTCTATTTCTTTCGTTGCCTGCCGGAGGGCTTTTTCTTTGTCTGCGTCGCTCGTTTCGCCCCAGCTTTCGGCATGGAGGCGTTTTTTGAAGTATTCTTCTGCGTATTCGATTGTGCAGTACATTCGGCCTCCGCCTCCTTCTTTGCTTTTTCCTCCTGCTCCCTGCGCATGCGCTGGAAGCCAGTTATATCAATAGCCATATTCATCACCTCAAAAATAGAGAGGGCCGAAGCCCCCTCTTTTTCAATTATCCACCGGAGGGGTCGGCTTTCACCTTGACCAGGTAATGGTCGTTCTTCTCAACCGTATAGCCCATGATGCCGACGTTGTCATCGTCCACAGTGACCTTGATGGTGTCGTTCTCGGCCCAGGTACCATCCATCGTTACGGTGAACTTGCAGACACCGTTTACAAAGGCCATGTTTTTTGTCACGTCAACCCCGGCAGCCCCTTGCTCTCCATTATCAATGGCAATGGTTCCGTCCGAGGTAGTGATGTCAACCTTCACTTCCCGGGTGCCGTTGAACCATTCCAGCACCTTTGTTTTGGCCTTGTTCATCACCTGCAGAGTAACGTCAAAGGCATAACCATCGCTCTCCGTCACGGTCGGCTCAAGTGCCTGCTCATCTCCACCATCCCCGGTCATGGCCGGGAGGATGACGAGGTCAACGTCACCCCCGGCCGCATCCTCTAACCCCTTCAAGTGGTCGTAAACCTCGTTAGGGATATAGGTAAACCTCTTAAAATAGTCAAGTTTCCTCACTTATATCCCCCCTTAAGCCCCGGCGGAGTATGCTGTTGTGAGCTTATGCTTAAACTGGACAATACGCACATTCTTTGCCTCGTAGACACGAAGCCAGTTCGCATAGTTGGCAAGCTCGGCATTGCTCGGCGTTGCACCCGTCACAACTGCATTCTGGAAGGCAACCCCTCTCGGGTGCAGGATGAAGTGCCTGCGGTTTACAAGGATGTCGTCACCAGACAGGGCATCTCTGGCAGTCTCGGTCGGAACAGGAGCTCCCCCCTCGCCCCAGCCAAATGCACCGGCTCCGAAGATGTACGTTGTATAAACGCCAGTGCCAGTATTAACAGGCAGGCCGTCATCCACCACAACCCGTTTGCCGAGGAAATAGGGCACTTCTGCCGCTCCCTCAGATGGCTTGATGTACTCAATTAAGTCATCCTTCGCCAGTTTAGCCACAGTTGCAGAGTGCATTGCAAAACCGGTCAGCTTGTCGGCGCTGTCACCCAGTTTGTAAATTGCATCGACGGCAGTTTTTGCAGAGATAACGTCATCGTCTTTTGCTGCCGGGTTACTGCTTATATCATGCTGGTTGGTGTCCATCAGGGTATCGTCGTGGCCAAATACGCCATCAAGAGTCTTAATCAAGATAGCCTGGAATCTCCGTGCCCAGTATGCAGCCACCAGGTCGCCGATAGCGGCCATTGGATCGTCACCGGACAGTGCTTTCGCCAAGTCGTTTACGCTCCATGCACGGCCACGGGCAAGCAGGGCAGCAACGTCCTTATCGGACCCTATCTTACCAACGGTCAGAGCTGTCTTATCGCTCAATACCTCATCGTCACCTGTCAGGTCTTCCCAAAACGGCATGTTGATTAGTTTACCTCCGGAGCTTGCCAGCCTGTCCAGTTCAGGGTTCCTGGCTATAATTCCGCTCTGGTAAAAAGCGGATAGTTCTGCCGTACGCTCTATAACGTACGGATTAAATACCTCAGGAACAATAACGTCACTGATTATGGTTTTGGTTACAGTCACCTTTCATCACCTCATGATTTTTTACTTTACTCCCGCCTCTGCTTTCATCCTCGTGGCTTTGGCCGGATCCTCCTTCAGGATTTTACCCTGCTGCGTGAGATTAAACGTCTCCGGCTTCCACGGGTTCACTTCAGGGTTCCCGGCACCTGGCGGGTTTGTGCCGCTTCCCACTCTGCCGGATTCTCCGAAGAGGTACGGGTCGGACTGCTGCAGCGCTTTCAGCTGGTCGTCCAGACCGAGTAACTGCTCACCGTCAAGCTTAACCTTTTCCAAGTCAAGCAGGGCCTTTACTGCTTTAGCGTTTTTAGCTTTAGCTGTAGTTAGTGCTTTTTCAATCGCAAAGTTAAGCTGCATTTGTGCCATTTTAGCCTGCCATTCTTCGGCGGCTTTTTGGTTCTCAGCTTGCAATTGCTCAATCTGTGCCTTTAGTTCCTCACTGTTGCCGGCAGCGTTTTTAAGCTGCTCAAGCTGTTTGTCCCTCTCCTGGATGTCGGCCTCTAACTTTTTCTTTGCCTCTGCCACTTCATTGTACTTGTCTTTGGGGATAAAATATTTCGGCAACTCCTTGCCGATGTCAGCGATTACACCGTCCAGTTTTCCTTCCTCAATTCCGGCCTTCTTAAGTAGTTCCTTTAACCAATCCATGATCAAATCTCCTTTCCTGTTACTTTTTTATACTGGTCAGTACCAGTTCTCAGGTCTTGTCTCTTTATGCCCTGACAATACTAAAGAAGGGCAGGCTTGCTGTTAAACTATACTTAGCTGTTGCTTATGTTCAGCTATCCTTTTACGGGCTATTTCTACATACTTTTCCTCCTTTTCTATGCCAATAAAAAACCGCCCCGTGTTTAGGGCGGCTATGGCCGTTGTGCCTGAGCCAATAAAGGGGTCAAGGATTATGTCATTTGGATTACTGCTGTGATTTATGATATTTTCTATAAGCGGCACGGGCTTTGGTGTAACGTGCCCAATCTTTGGAGCAATTTCATAATTCCATACGCTATGGTGTGTCTTTTGGTTGTTAAAGACGTAGCGCAAGGTTTCGTATTCTCGCCGTAGGCTTTCGTATTCTTGCCGCAGGCTTTCGTATTCTCTAAAACCCTCCCATTTATCAATATTAAAAGTGTTTATTAATTCTTGATATGTTTCGGACGTTGGCATATCCCATTGTGTTGTTTTCCAATAAAGGCAATGTTCCGCCTTTCTATGCCCCAATAGGGTGTTTATCTGTTTTATATTAAGTCCGATGTACTCCTGTAGACCCTTGAAGTATCCCCGAAGTGTGGGGAAGTTGTTAGTATCAAGCATTACTGTGGTTAGTCCTGTTTCGTCTTGAAAAGTATAGAATAAACAGTATTCAGCCATCTGTTGATAGTTGCGAAGCCCACCTGTTTCTACAAAACCATCAAGGAAACCTTT